ACTAGCAATATCCTTAGTAATAGCAGCTAACTTTGCTTTTGATAAAGCATACCCTAAAAAAAAATATAAAGAAAACCTATATGGGGAATTTGAAGAAGACGGCCCATGGAATGACTTAGATGACGAACTACCAGAACCTAATGAAGAAGTTAAAGAAGTACAAAAACAAATAACTATTGATATGATGGAGGCTGATGAAGCATCTGGGCTATATAATGAAGAGGAAAATAGTAAAAGGATGGAAATTATAGGCGAAAATAGAAATGATAGAAAATATTATTCAGAAATAGAAGCAGCAGGTGAAGAACTGGCAATACCGGAACAACCCTCAGAGAGCGACATAACAAACCTGAGGTCTGAAAAAAAAGAAATAGAGAGGATATTGCAGAAAACACCAAGCAAGTATAGAGTAAAGTTTACGGACGGAACAGAAGGATGGATTCCAAAGAATATGAAAGATTTAGAGGAAAATAAAATAATATACATGTAATATCAAAATTAAAGTTCGTATATTATATCTACCTAAAGAACTTAAATGAAGCTACCAATTATAAGAACGCTCGTTCAAAACGATAATCTAAGTGATACTGATTTTCAGGCAGCAACCAGGGTGTTAGAGACAATAGCAGGAGCTAGAGGACTTACAGAAGAAGAGTTAGATGTTATTGGAGAACTACTCTCTAATATAGAAGGAGCAAAGAGAGTTTGGGATGATTATAGAAATGTAGGAACTCCATTAAGGGATGCATTAAATAAATTTATGCAAAAAGTTATAAAATCAACTAAATTACTATGACAAAAAACAGTGAAATTTATGGAGATGTAGTAAAACATCCTGACCATAAAATAAAAAAAGAATGGGTTAATCATCCTGACCACTACGGAGGAAAAGATAACCCTTACGAAGCTATAAAAGTTATTGAAGCTTGGGAATTAGGATTTTGCCTAGGCAACACAATTAAATATATATCCAGAGCAGGTAAAAAAAATAATATAGTACAAGAGCTAAAAAAAGCTCTTTGGTATTTAGAGAGAGAAATTAAAAATCAAGAAAGTTGTGCCAAAAAAGATACCAAAAAAAGTAAAGGAAGTCTGGAACCATAAGGTAGAGCAAAACTACCAAGAGAATCTACATATTTCATATAGCGGCCTAGTTCATTACGCCACCTGTCCTAGACAGTGGCAAGCTCTACATCTTACAAAAGAAGTACCAATGCCACCTTCTATCCATATGACATTTGGAACAGCAATACATGAGACTCTTCAATCATGGGTAGAGGTACTATATAATGGAAAGATTAAAGATGCTAATGAAATGAAACTTGATAGTATCTTATATGAAAATATGATAAAAACATACGTCAAGGATAAACAAAGAAACAATCTACAGGATTTTACTACTGCAGCTGAAATGCAAACTTTCTACTTAGACGGTAAACACATTTTAGATTTTATAAAGAGAAAAAGAGCAGCATACTTTACAACTAAGGGAGTTTATTTGGCAGGCATAGAGACGGTTCTTTATAGAGAGTTACGCCCTAAGGTGTTCTTTAAAGGTAAAATTGATTTAGTATTTTATGATGAAAGAGTAGATAAATGGTTGATTGTAGATATTAAGACTTCTACTAAAGGTTGGAACCAGTACCAAAAAGCAGACGATAATAAAAAAGCACAAATACTTCTATACAGATACTTCTTTAGTAAGCAGTTTGATATTCCTCTAGATAAAATTGAAGTGCTCTACTTTATAGTAAAGAGGCAAGTACCTAAAGAAGCTGAATTTGCTTCAATGCAAAAAAGAGTACAGGAATTTATACCTCCATCAGGCCCTAAAAAAATGAATCAAGCAGTTGCTCTACTAAGTAACTTTGTATCCCAAGCAGTAGGAGCAGATGGAAAACATATACACAAAAAATACAGAACTACACCTTCAGTAGATGCGTGTAAATTTTGTGAGTTAAAGAAAAATAGGATATGTTCTGATGCTATTTTGTAAAAGGTATATATTTATATACGTAAAATAAAAAGTTATGCGCAATAGTGATAAAAAACTAACCTCTGTTAGATTAGACCCAGAAGTTTATCAAGAATTCCAAATGCAATGCTTGAAAGATAGTTTTTCTTTCCAAAAGCTTGCGTCCCGTGCAATTTATCTTTATCTTAATGATAAGGACTTTAAACAAAAACTACATAAACAAAAATAAATTAGTTACATGAAAAATAAGTTTCGTTATTTAGAGCAAAAAGATCGGAAAAAGATTCTACTGTTATGTGATGATATTCGGATGCATTCCGGAGTAGGGAACATGGCCAAAGAGATGATAATATCAACAGCACACCACTTCAATTGGGTTAACCTAGGAGCAGCCATAAAACATCCAGAAGAAGGTAAGGTATTTGATATATCTGCGCAAGTAAATAAAGAAGCAGGGATAGAAGATTCTTTTATTAGGTTAATTCCTTGCTCAGGGTATGGAGATTCTAAGAAAATTAGAGAGATTATAAGTATTGAAAACCCTGATGCTATTTTTATTTTTACAGATCCTAGATACTGGACTTGGTTATTTGAAATAGAAAGAGAGATCAGATCTAAAATGCCAATTTTTTGGTTAAATATTTGGGATGATTATCCAGCTCCTCTATACAATAAATCTTATTACGAATCTGTAGATGTTTTAATGGCTATCTCAAAACAAACAAAAAACATTAACGAAATCGTATTAGGAGAGAAATCTAAAGAAAAGTTAATTAAGTACGTACCTCATGGAATAAATGAGAAATCCTTCTACCCTATTAAAGCATCGCACCAAGATTATGGGAAAGTCCTAGAGTTTAAGAAAGCTATTTTAAAGAGCGAGGAAATAGAGTTTGTACTTTTTCATAACTCTAGAAACATTAGAAGAAAAAGTACAGCAGATATTATTTTAGCATACAGGCACTTTTGTGACCTCATAGGAAAAGAGGCAGCTAAAAAATGTGCTTTCATCTTACATACAGATATACAAGACCAGCATGGAACAGATCTCAAAGCAGTTAGAGAAGCTTTCTGTGATCCTAGTTATGTCAATGTATACTTCTCAACCGACAAAATAGAAGTAGCACAGCTAAACCTGCTCTATAATATTGCTGATGCAACAATTATGCTCTCCTCAAACGAAGGTTGGGGATTATCATTGACCGAGTCATTAATTACCGGTACTATGGTTATTGCTAACGTAACAGGAGGTATGCAAGATCAGATGAGATTTGAAGGTCCGGACGGAGAATGGATAGATTTTACACCTGACTTTCCTTCTAACCATAGAGGGACAATTAAGCAATGTGGGGAATGGGCAGTACCGGTCTTTCCTTCTAACATTTCAGTAGCAGGCTCTATCCCAACACCTTATATTTTTGACGATAGATGCTCAGCAGAAGATGGAGCACAGGGAATTTTAAAAGTATATAAAATGACTAAAGAGCAACGAGATGAAAATGGAATGAAAGGATATGAATGGGTAATAGGAGATGAGGCTAATATGACAGCTCGTAAAATGGGACAAACTGCAATCGAGGTTATTGATGAAGGTTTTGACAAGTTTATTCCAAGAAAGTCTTTTGACTTTCATACAATAGAAGATAGGCCACCAAAATATATAGAGCATAAATTAACAGGGTACTAGTATGCTGTTAATAAATAATTTCTATTGGAGTTCTGAAATTAAATCTTTAAATTACTATAAATTAAAAAACTTACTAAATGAATAAAATAAGTTGTGTTATATCAGCGCCTGCAGATACCTATTCTGGCTACGGAGGAAGATCTAGAGACTTTATCAAAGCAATTATAGAATCAAAACCTGATTGGGATGTAAAAATACTGCCACAACGGTGGGGAGAAACTAGGTGGGGCTACTTAAAAGATCATGAAAGAACAGACCTCAGCTCTAGACTTATCCATCAACTAACTGAACAACCCGATATTTGGATACAAATCTCAATCCCTAACGAGTTCCAGAAAGTAGGGAAATACAACATAGGAGTCACTGCAGGAATAGAAACCACTTTGTGTGATGTATCCTGGATAAGAGGAGCAAATAATATGGACCTACTTCTTGTTTCCTCTAATCATGCAGTAGAGTCATTTAATAGAAGTAAGTACAATGTACAAGATAACAATACCGGAAAGGTAACTGAAACAATCACTCTAACAACCAAGATAGAAGTGTTATTTGAAGGAGCAGATTTACAAAAATATTTTCAAACAAAGATAAAAAAAGACTCAGAACTAAATAAAACACTAGATAGCATACCTGAGACGTTCTGCTTCTTAACTACAGGGCACTGGATGCAAGGAGATTTTGGAGAAGACAGAAAAAATATGGCATTTACTATAAAAGCTTTCTTAGAAACATTTAAAAATAAGACAAACCCTCCAGCACTGGTTATGAAATCCCATAGCGTAAATACTTCTATTCTAGACAGGGAGAGAATGTTAGATAAAATTAATGAAGTCAGGAGAACAGTAAAAGGTAAGTTACCCAATATTTACCTTATTCATGGAGAAGTATCTGATGAAGATATGAATCAGTTATACAATCATCCAAAAATCAAAGCTCTCGTTTCATTACCGAAAGGAGAAGGATTCGGTAGACCGTTCCTAGAATTTAGTTTGGTTAATAAACCAATTATAGCTTCTTCTTGGTCAGGGCAAACTGATTTCCTAGACAAAGAATTTGTTAGGTACATAAAGGGGGACTTAACAAACGTACATCCTTCCGCAGTGGTGCAGAATATTCTACTTAAAGAGAGTCAATGGTTTACTAGCGATCCAATTGATGTAGGTAATGCATATAAGGAGGTATATAAGAATTACAAACAGTGGACTATAAATGCAAAAAGACAGGGACATAAGAGCAGAACAGAGTTTAGTTATGAAAAGATGGTAGAGACGTTAGATACCCTTCTAACACAGGCTGTACCTTCCTTTCCTAAACAAGTTCAATTAACTTTACCTAAAATAAAATTACCTGAATTAAAGAAGATATAAAATGGACAAAGATAAACTAGTAGAATGCAAAAGATGCGGAGGTAACGCATGTTACGAACAACACTTAGAAGGAGGGGTAAC